TGCGTTCGAGGTGGCCGACAACGACCCGGGGCTTCGCTGGGAGTACGGGCAGGAGCGGGCGCCTCGGGGCGTCTTTGGGGTGCGGATCGAGGTCACAGGAGGCCCGGCATGACGCCCGCCGATATGGCTCTACTGACCGACGACCAGCTACGGCTCCTGGCCCGCGTGGCGCAGCAGTTCGCCAGCCTGGATCAGCGACGGGCCAGCAGGAGCCGACAGCCAGACGACCCACGGAAGCTCAGCGCGGCCCGCTACCAGCGGCAGGCCGACCGGATGCGGAAGATGATCAAACAGAGGAAGCGCGATGTCGAACGTTCGTGAACTTGCCGGCGACCTGCACCCCGAGGGTGCCGGCGCGCTGGGCTTCGTGGAACCGGGCCTGGGTCGCCTCGTATTCGAGGTGTGCTGGACGCCATCGGGGCACCTGCTGCGCGGGAAGCTGCATGAGGCCGTGGTGGAGTTGGTGCTGCCCGAGATAGGCCGGCAGACCAAGCAGCTGGTCGAGGCTCACCTGGACGTGCAACTGGCCGAGGCTGCGCTGGCATGGAGCAGGGCCCCCAAGCCGGAGCAGCGGATGGCCGTTGACCGGGCCCGGGGCAGGCTGGGTGCCCTACGGGCGCAGGCGTGGCCCCGGACGACGCTGGAAAGCCTGCCGGCGCTGACAGTGGCGGCGGTGCGGGAGATTGCCCTCAAGAACCATTGCGCGTGCTGCGAGGGCAGGGGGCAGGTGCTGGTGGGCGACCTGCTGACACCATGTGCCGCCTGCAACAGCCGGGGCGTGGTCCCGATGAGTGACAGGAAGCGGGCGGCGGCCATCGGGAAGAACGAATCCGTCTATCGCCGGCACTGGCGCCATGCCTACGAATGGCTGCACGCGCACCTATGGGACGCGGAGCAGCAGGCGGCCCGAGAGACCGTGGCGGCATTGATGGAGGGTGCGGCAGTGACACAGCCGCAGTCTGTGGGGTAGAAAGTCTACAGTCGCCCGGCCTAACCGCTGGGCGTTCATATTTCCTGGGTTGGGGAGGCGAACGGCCCCCTAGGCGAGTTCCGGCAGAGAGCCGGATGCCCAGACCAAATTGCAGCAAGCGCAGGGTTTGTAGAGGTCGCCCCTTGGGCGTCAAGCCGAAAGGCCCGGATCCTCGAACCTGGGGCTGCAACCTTCCCGCCCGCCAACCCTCACCGGACCGAACCCACTCAGCCAGCCGGCTGCGGTGGCGGGCACCCTTTCTCAAGCTCCCCGCCTGGCCGGCGCTGGTCCGGCGGGGTTCTTTTTGCACGTACAGGGGACACCGTGAAAGACCATGCCGCCGACGTCAGCATCGGACTGCTCAAGAGCGTCCCGTCAGTGGGCGCGATCCTGATTTGGGCGTCTGGGCTGACGATTGAGAAGGGCGTGGCCCTGATGGGCGGGGCGTTCATCGCGCTACAAGCGGCGTACCTACTGTGGCGCTGGCGGCGCGAGGCGAGACGTGACCGTGACTGACAAGCCGATCAACACCAAGGCGGTCGGCGGCGGGATCGCGGCCGTCGCGTTGGCGGGTGCGCTGGCGCTGGCGGCTCCGATCATCCAGCGCTGGGAGGGTGTGCGGTACGAGCCCTACCGGGACAGCGTGGGCGTGCTGACGGTCTGCTACGGGCACACCAAGACCGTCCAATCTGGCAAGCGGTATACCAAGGCCGAGTGTGACGCCCTGCTGGCGGCCGACATGGCCGAGGCCAACGGCTACGTGCGCCAGTGCATCGGGGTGCCGATGTTGCGCCAGGTCGAGGCTTCGCTGACCAGTGCGGTATTCAACCTCGGGCCGCAGGTCGTGTGCGGCTCGACCCTACAGCGCAAGGCCGGGGCCAACGACTGGCCGGGCGCCTGCGCAGAGCTTTCCCGCTGGGACAAGGCGGGTGGGCGCCAGCTGAAGGGGCTGGTCCTGCGCCGGGATGATGAGCGCGCCCTGTGCGAGGGACGCGCCCTATGGGGTGGTACGTGAGCCTGCCGCCGCGGGTGAAGTTCCGGGCCATCGACCCACTACAGGACTACTACCAGGACCGTGACGGCAACCGCTGGTCGGTGGCGCGGCTGGTCGATGACGCCAAGGATCTGCCGGTGTTCGAGGTGCCGCTGGCGGCGCTGGACCTGACCGGCCGACCGTGGGATGGCGACAGCCTGTTCGACCTCGCGTTCCACGTGAAGAAGTGCATGGAGGCGGACCTGAGCTGCCCGATCCTGCTGGACTGGAACGGTTGCATCGCTGACGGCCGTCACCGCGTCCTGAAAGCTATCGCCACCGGCAAGCGGACGATCAAGGCCCGCCGGATGACCTGGAAACCAGGACCGTGCCGGAAGGCAGAGGAGCCCCGATGAGCAAGACCACTATGCGTGCCAAGTTCGCTGTCGCCCAGGTCGAGAAGCTGGAGACCGGCGAGCGCATCTCCTTCCATGCCGTTGGCAGGTCAGGCACCTATCCGGAGGACGGCAGCGACGAGGACAACTCGTTCGCCAAGTTCACCCCATCGGCGGACCTGACCATCTACATCGCCAATCCGGCGCTTTTCGGTCAGTTCGATGCCGGTCAGAAGTACTACGCAGACTTCACCAGGGCGGATGGCTGAGGTGAACCGCATCGCCGTCGCCATCGTGCTGTTCGTCCTGTGGACCCTGGGAGCCGCCTGGCTCGGCTGGGAGTACCGGGACCGCAGCGCCGATATCAAAAAGCTCCGGGCCGACCTGCAATACGCCAGCGATGCCAACGACGCGCTTGTCGAGACCATCAATGCCGAGCGGGTCAAGGCACGGACCCTCGCCGACATCGGCGCCCAACACGAAGAGGACCGCCGCGATGCGGAAACCGTACCTGCTGCCGTTGCTGCTGACCTGCGCGATGGCAATCTCCGGCTGCGCCGCGAATGGGCGGGCTGTGAAACCCAGCGTCTGTCCGACGCTGCCACCGCCACCCGCGAACGTGATGCGCTCGCCGCAAGCCGAGACGAGGCTGCGGGCCGAATTGTTCGAATCGGCCGAGACGCCGACGACCAGCTCCGAGCCTGCCAAGCCGTGATCCTTGCCGACAGGAGCAAGCCATGACGTGGGTTCCGCTACAGGACTCCGATCTGGCTGTCTCCTTCGTTTCGCTAGGAGCGGCAACGATCTCCGGAAGTATTGTTTCTGCAAGCGCGAGCCAGAACGCAAGCTGGAGCATTGAGAACGGAACAGGGGGAGCACTGAGGTTCAGGGTAACCGCTCTGGCATACGAGCTTCTGACCGAATGGAGTGACCCTGCACGGTTCGACTGGACCCTGCCTAGTGGAACTGCTCAGTCAGTGGTGAATCTGGCAGACCCTGGGTTCTCCCCCACGCAATTCGAGGGGATGACTCGGCCTGGTGCTGTCTCCTACGCCCAGGCGGGGTACGGTGAGGGCTCGGCGCAGGAGACGTACCAGTTCCTGGTGGAGGTATGGCAAGGCGGCGGCTGCCAGGAACTTGGGCGCACGACCCGGGCCTACGTCTCAGGCTATGACCGCGCGCGGATCCATCAGGTTCGCGTTCGCCGGCAAGAGCGGCGGTGCCTGGTGGCCGACTACAACGGGGCCATCCCTCCGAGCAGGAGCATCGTGGCGGCCGAGTGGCGCTGTACGTCGCCCTGGGTCGCAAGGATGGAGGCTCCCGTGATCAATGACCGAGAGGCGCAGGTCACGGCGGACTTCCAGTTCGGCGGGTTCTGCGCCATTCGCTGTACCGCAACACTGGACAACGGCGAGGTCTATTCGCAGGTGTTCGAGTGCCAGGTCCGTGACTCCCCGGGATTCTTCGAGGACGTGCCCATTAATGCTGGGTCGTTTGTTGTGAGGGTTGAGGCATGAGGCTAAAGGTGTTCTACAGGCCGCTCATGTGTTATCGCGCCTGGAAGATTGTGCCGAGCTACATCCCCTATGCGGGGACCAGGCGCCCGTGCTGGATGGGCATCTGGGCACGGTTCGGATGGCGATATGTGTCCATGGGGCTCCAGTTCGATCCCAGGTGAAGCCATGAATATCGACCAAACCATAGCCGATGAGATCATCGGCCGCATTGCAAACGGCGAGCCACTGCGCGCGATCCTGCGCAGCGACGAGAGGTTCCCGTCGCACACCTGGTTCTATAAGTGGCTGGAGGCCGATGCCGAGCTGAAAGCGATGTTCCGGGCCGCGCGCGACGCTGGGTTCGATGTCATTGCGGAGGATTGCCTGCGAATCGCCGACACGCCATTGGAGGGCGTCACCGAGAAGTACGAGCGGGTCATGATCGACAACCCCGACGAGCCGGGCGGCGAAGCTGTCGAGGAGTTCAAGCTGACCGAACGCAAGGTCGAAGACATGCTCGGCCATCGCAAGTTGCAGATCGAGACCCGACTCAAGCTGCTGGCGAAATGGGACCCGCGGCGGTACGGGGACAAGATCGACCTGAACCATGGTGGTTCGCTCGCAACGAGCCTAACTGTACGTTTTCGCCGCAGCAAGAAGTCTGGCGATGACGCAGGAGGTTGAGTTCCCTGACAAGTTGCAGCCGCTATTCCGGCCGCACCGCTACAAGGTGGCGTATGGAGGCCGAGGCGGTGCCAAGTCCTGGGGGTTCGCCCGGGCGCTGCTGATCAAAGGGGCCGAGAGGCCCCTTCGAATTTTGTGTACCCGAGAGATTCAGAAGTCGATCAAGGATTCGGTGCACAAGCTTCTGGGCGACCAAATCCAGGCGCTAGGGCTGGGCGATTTCTACGAGGTGCAGGCGGCGGTGATCAAAGGCGCCAACGGGACCGAGTTCCTGTTCGCTGGCCTGTCGGACCTGACGTCTGAGTCTATCAAGTCGTTCGAGGGTGTGGATATCGTCTGGTGCGAGGAGGCGCAGGCGATCAGCAAGAGAAG